GGTATCGTTGAACAGCTGATACTGAGTGGCGCTGGTGGCGAACGCGCCGGCAGCGTTACCGTCACCGTCCACCGAGTTGGTGTTGACCTTGTTGCCGAAGCAGTTGTAAACCTCGGCAAAAGGCGTGGGAAAGTTGATCGGTGCCGTGGTGCTATCCGCCGGACACTCGCCAGTACCCCACTGCTCCAGAAACCCGGTGGCCTTGTCCAGGCGCCAGCCAGTGGCCGCCATCAGCGCGGTATTTTTGTCTTGCTTGGTGGCCAGGGCGGCGTCGATCACTGCCTTGGTGTATGCATCGCCAATCCCATAGCCAGCTAGGGTGATGGCGTTATTGGCCTTGGCCGAAACAATCAAATCTGTTTGCGCTTTGGTGTAGGCATCGCTGATGCCGTAGCCGGCCAAGGTGACCGCGTTGTTGGCTTTCTGTGACAACAGCCCATCGGTGGCCGTTTTAGTGTAGGCATCGCCAATGCCGTAGGCCGCCAAGGTGATGCCCCAGTTGGCCTTGGCCGAAACCATCGAATCCGTTTGCGCTTTGGTGTAGGCATCGCTGATGCCGTAGCCGGCCAGCGTGGTGGACTTTACCGCCAAGTTGGCGATGAGTTGCCGCGCGGCCTTCAACAGCTGCTGGTTGTCCAGGGCATCCAGCGCCGGCAGATAGGCCAAGATGAAGTTGGCCAGCTCGGCCTGAAGCGCATTCAGCCATTCTGCCTTCATTGGCGTAGGGGCCTGCCCAGCAGCCACACTGCCATACCGGAATTCCCCCTGAGGGGTGACCAGATCCGACCAATGAGAAATTTTCTGCATGACTAGTCCTCGATCGCCGCCACCGCAGCGGGCAACACGTAATGAATGGCGTTAAACAGTTGGTCCACTTGGCCGGCAATGCCGGCAACGACGTCTTGCCCAAAGCCCAGGACCACGTCGGTGTATTCCGGCGCGTCGCGCTGCAGCCGGCAATTCAGTGAAGCCGCCGCCTCGCTGCCATAGGTGTTAACGGGTACCGATGCAATCCAACTCCACGGCCAACCCGCGCCGTACAGGAAATCGCCGACACTGGTCAGGCCCACCCGAGCCGGACGGAACTCCTGAATATCGACGCTGATACCGACCTGAGTGCCCAGCTTGCGGTAGTAGCTCAGTTGCGGGGCCCCGGTCGCGGTCAGCTTGGTGATCACCGCCTGGCGCCGCTCTTCCAGGGTTTGCGACCCGGGCACCACGCACACATCGGGCAAACCTAGATAGGCCTCCCAATCTGGCAGCAACACCGTCGCGGTGGCCGGGTTCAACTCCAGCAGCAGCCCCGCGTTATTACCATCCACGCGGCCGAGTTCGGGGGCGAGCGCAGCCAGCAACTGCGCCAGGTCTGGCTGTAGCTCCAGATCAAACGCCGGGCCTGGCGGTAACAACTGGCGCAGTTGTTGGAGGTAATCCGCCTCAGTCAAAGCCATGTGAACACTCCCGGTACCGCGACCTGATTGGCCGCCATCACCACATCCCCCGCCGGCAGCTCCAACACATGGTTGGTTTCCCCGGGGGTGTTGCTGATCGCCGTGCGCACATGGGTCAGCAGCAAGGTTTCACCGGGTCCACCTTCGTCGACGATCAAACCGCGCAAACTGCGTTCAACGTCCAGACGTAACGCTGTGCTGTCAGGAATCAGCCGAAGCCTGAAATCAAGCGGCCGTCTTTCTGGCGCCAGGGCGTACACCTCTGAGGTGACCGGGCGTTTCTTGTCCAGGTAGGCTTGAACTTCGGCGACTTGCGACGCGGTGGGGATAATGTCGGGGTCACCGTCACGCACGAACACCAGGCCAAACGTGCCGGGCCCCATCCAACGCGGCAGAGCCCAGGCGCGGGTGACGCCTGGCACCTCCAAGGCCCACTCGACAAAATCGGCACCGTTGCCGACCTTGCTGGGGTTTTTAAAGGCCGCTTGCACCCGCGCCCGCAACGCCTCTAGATCTTCCTGTTCGGTGCCTCCCACGATGCCATCCGAGCCAATGACGGCTGTGGAGTTCACGCCCAGCACCGGGGTGACCGCCGTCAGATTGCCACCCTCGATGTTGCCCACGGCGCCTACGTCTTCGGCGATCAGTTGCAAAGTTGCCGCGCCATCCACCAGCGTCGCGCCCTGGGTCACCACGTAGCGCCGGCCATCCTCCGACCGGTAAAGCTGGCCTGCGTCCACCAGGCGGCCGCTCGAACCCGTCACCGAAGCCGACCCAGCGGCCGCCACGGCGGTAGTTCGACCACCCTCTAAACGCCACTCTGCCCAGCGCAGCAACATTTCTTCATCGCAGCTTGCCGGATTGGACTGCCGGGCGATCCAGTTCTGATACCCGTACAGCTCGTACGCTGTACCGCTTAGCGCCCGAGCGGCCACTTTGGCATCAGCGCGGCGCAGCGCGTCCGGGGCGTTACGCTCAAAATCCGCCTCGGTCCGCTTGATCAGCGCCGGCAGCGTCGGAATCTCATACAGCATTGATCAGCTCCCAAGTATTTTCGAAGTCCAGTTCCAGCACTCCACCGTTCTGCTCAATCAGCATGACCCGCAGGTTCATCCGATCAATCCCTTGACGCTCGACCGTTACCGTAACGGCCGTAACAATCTGGTCATCGATCAGCCAGGCCAACGCTTCTTCGGCGTAGGCCTTGGCATCCTTGAACGTGTCCGCGACCAGCGTCCGGCGCGACAACAACCACAGGCGGGAACCGATCTTGTCGCCGGCCACAGACGGCACGCAGTCGCCCCACCAGCCTTTTCGGTCGCTGTCATCCACCGCGTCATCGAGGCCCGCGCGACGCCAGGTAAACAGGCTGATGGTCACGGCCCGGCGCAACAATTCCTCACGCGTCATGCCTCACCCCTGACCGGCGGCCCGCTTTGCTCAGTGCCCTGCTTCACACCGCCATGCGGGTGACTGACCTGACTGACGCCGGCCGCGACCTGATCGCCCTCAGACTCAATCCGTCCGGTGGCGGTGATCAGCGGCGTATCAAAGTTCACCGAGTCCGTGGCCTTGATATTCAGCGTCACGGTTTCAATGTCGATGATGCGACCGCGCTTGAAGTGAATCCGGTCGCCCTCATCGGTGTACATGGCCACCTCGCCCGCCTTCAGCGCCTGAAGGCGGTAACGCCGATCCGCGACCACGATCACCACCGCGTGGCTGCGGTCGCCGCCGATGAACCCGGCCAGCGCCTCGGCCCCCTCCAGGGGGCAGGCCGTGAAACCGTAGGGTTCAATGTGTTCCACGTTGTCTTTGACCTCGCCCGCCAACAGCCGCAGCTGAAGGCTTTGCAGCTTGCTGGCCGAGTTGCCCAGGGCCACCACGCCACGCGCCAGAAAGTGCGCAATGCCTTTTTTCATGGTTTGTAATCCGCTGGAATGAGGTATTCGAAGTTGTCGCCCTTCTTGCCCTTCTTGAGCTTGCGCTTTTCGTACGCATCGTTCGGCTCAGGCAGGAAGGCTTCCGGCGGGGCCACACTGATTTTTGCCGTGGTGCCCTTCTCGCTCAGCTCATAGCTGATTTCACTGATCAACATGTCGCGGTCAAAACCGATCAGCGGGTCGACTACCCGAACAATCATGTTGTGCCGCCACAGCGCGCCGTTGCTTTGGCGCCAGCCCTGAATCACGTAGTTGACCGTCAAGGCCTTACCGACCGCGCTGGCCCGCTCCCACTCGACCCGCTCCCGAGCAATTGCGGCGTTCATCTGCCCAGATTGCTGAATGACCTTTACCCGGCGGCGGTTGACCCGCGTGTCGGTGATCCGGCCTTCGACTTCGGTCGCCTCAACGCCAAAACTGTCGTCGGTGCCGCTGCGCTGGCCCTTGCTGACGTATTCGGAAAACACGCTGGAAAAGTCCAGATTGGTTTCGCCGGACAATAAGTTTTTGCCCAGTTCCAGAGTGTCGACCGCGCGCCCGGCGCTGCCCGGATGGGCAATCACCAGGCGACCCCGGCCGTCATCGGTGCTGAACAAGCGCGACAGGGTTAGCAGCCGATCAATGCTTTCAAACGCCGTCTCGCCAGGCTCTATCGTGTGGTCCTCAACGCCCAGGGTGACAGCCGCGTCGTTCACCACCGTGATGTCATATTCGCCGGCAATGGCCGCAATGATCTTTTGCACGCTTTGCCCGCGCCATTGCCCGGGCTGATTCACGGCGGCGCAGTCCACCAGATCCGCCGTGCGTGAGCGGCCGCTAATGCTCAACGTGACCGACTCACTGTCATAGCGAATCGGCGTGCTGAACACGTACCCGGTCAACAACAGATCATGACCAATGCGCAGTTCCACCGCTTCGCCCTGGGCGATCCTCACGGGGACATCGCCACTGCCTGGCCAACGCCAGGTGATGCCAAGATTGAAGTCCCTCGCCTGGCGTTCCAGGCCAGCACCAATGCTGACGCTTTTCCACCCGGCGAAGTCGTGCCCGCCAGCGCTCAGGGTGACGGTATTCAGCTGATCCATGGTTAGGTTTTCGCTATCTGTAGTTCAGTGGCCGGCACAAAACCCGGGTGACGCACACGGTTACGCGAAACGATTTCGCCACTGCGCAAGGCGTCGCCATACAACGCATGAGCCAGCACCAGGGACGACACGGTTTCCGGCGGAGCATACAAACGCTGGCCGACCCCGCTTCGCGCCACCTCCGTCAGGTGCCGATCAAGGGCCAGACGGGCGTCACTCAGCGCACCGAAGTGATCCGGCTGACTCTCCCCCGCCACGGACCACAGCGCGTCGCTGATCGCGTCACGCACTGCCAACACGTCATCCGCCACCGGCACCGGCGTTTCCACTTCGCCGCCCGCCTCAACCGTCGACCCTTGCTGCGCCAGTTGCACATCAAGGTCAGCCGGGTCACTGACGCCACGACCCACGGCGACCGGTACTTCGGCCATGTCCAGCAGCAAATCCAACAAGGCCGCGTCTTGAACCAGGCCAATCACAGCGGCCTGAATCGTCGCCACGTCGGTGTTATCCGTAACGGGCGCCGACGTCTGTAGCGACGACACCGCCGACGCTTTGGCACTGCTGCCCTTGAATGATCCGCCGGGGCCGTAGCCGCTAAAGGATCGCTCCACGCCGGCGACCCCGGACAGCAGACTGTCAGCGAACGCCCCCGGGCTATTCAGCAGCGAGGACACCAGGCCGCTGATATCAGTGCCAAAGGCAGTGCTGGGACTTAGGAACTTCAGCGCAAAACCCATGGCCCCCGCCACCGCCGAGCGCACGGCGCTGGTCCGTTGCCGGGCCAAATCCACCGGCGCCATGGCCGCATTAAAGCGCCCCTTGATCGAGCCCAGCAGGCTCGGCGACTGGGCGGCCAACAGGCGCCGAGTGTTCGGCGACTGCACCGGAAAGGCCAGCATGCCGTCGATGAACACCAGGTTGAAGCTGACCTGCCCCAGTGCGTTGCGCGCATGGGACACTTCGCAATCCCCGGCGGTGACGGTCATCCGCCCAAACCACGGGTGGACCAGTTCGCCGGGGCCTGGCGTATCCAGCGCCGTCAGCAGCCGGTCACGTTGCGACAGGCAGTCATCCCCGACCACAAACCCGGAAAACTTGTACTGCCGCGTCCGCCGGCCAAGATCTTCGACAAAGGGTTGGTCGCGCTGGGGAAACTCGTGCAGCTGCGTGCGACGGCCGACATTGACGCTGTCGGCATCCAGCCAGAACGGCACCCCCCGAAAGGAGGCGCCTTGTCTTCTATCGCGCCACTCACTCATTGCGCATTACCCCCGGCCAAACTTCGATAACCCACGCGCGGCGTGATGGCCAGGCCCGGCTGATTGCTGCTGCCTGGATCAACCCGCATACCAGGCGGCGCCCCCTCAAAACGAACCACCAAAGAGCCGTCCAGATTGGCGCGACTATTGGCGGCTGCCTGGGCCAACAACGACGATCCCGGCGATGGCCCGCCCGGGGTGGCTAGTGGGCTCGGTGCGCCAGAGGACACCAGCGGGCTCGGCGCGGCGGTCATCCCGCCGCCCGCCCCGACAGCGCCGCCCGTCGTCACCATCCCGAGCTTGCCCCCCACCCACTCGCCCATTGCCATCAGCGGTTCCAAGTACGGCCTGATTCGTTCGTACATGCCTTTAAACCAGGCGACGATAGGCTCCCAGTTCGTGACGATCATGCCCATCGGCGTGAAGGCGAACACCGTTTTGAACAGCTCCCACAGCCCCGACAGCGGTCCCCGGATTTTCTCCCACGCCCCCTCAAAGTACGACGCGACCGTCGACCAATTCGCGACGATCATGCCCATCGGCGTGAAAGCAAACACCGCTTTGAACATGTCCCACAGCCCCGCTAGCGGCCCGCGAATCTTTTCCCACAACACCTCAAAGTACGGCGCCACAGTCGACCAGTTGGCAATCAACAGGCCAGCCGCCAACGCAATACCCCGCACGATCAGACCAATCGGGCTCATGCCAACGACCGCGCTGAAAACTTTCATCGCCATCATGGAAGCCATCACCGCCACCCGCAGCACGGTGAAGCCGATAGCGGCACCCAATAACCCTTTAACCAACCACGGGTTTGCCGCTGCCAGGTCGCCGACTTGGCTGATCATTGGCCCGAGTGTGGTCAGGGCGTCATTGAGTGGCGGTAGAAAGATCGTCCCGAGGGTGATGCCCGCGCTGGCAATACGGTTGCGCAGCAGTTGAATGCCGTTCGCCGTGGTGGCCGAACGTGACGCATATTCCTGCTGCATCGAACCGGTGTATTGCGCTGCATCGCCCGCGTTGGTGAAGTTCCTTTTCAACAGATCGAGGTTGGTCAGCATTGGCGCAATCGCCCCGACCGACTCCGTACCAAACAGCTCGGTTAACAACCCGGCCTGTTTGGTCTTGTCAACCTTGGCGATACGATTCAGAACGTCCAGCATCGTGCCCTGGGCGTCTTTCTGCATACCATCGGCCAGTTGCTTGGTATCGACCCGAAGCGCCTTAAACGCGGCCTTCTGCGCCTTGGTGGCTGACGCCCCCTTGGTCAGGGCCAGCATGAAGTTTTTCATGCCCGTGGCGGCGACTTCGCTCGGCACCCCAACCCCGGCCAAGGTGGCGCCCATGGCCGCAATCTGCCCCGAGGCCAGGCCGGCAATTTCACCCAACGGACCGATCCGCGTCACGATGTCAGAAATTTGCTGCGCACTCGCCGGGCCGGTGTTGCTCAAGTAGTTGATCTTGTCGGCCAGCGCGACCACTTCGGGCTGCGTCAACTTAAACGAGGTCCGCCACTTGGCCATCATGTCGCCCGACTGCTCGGCGGTCTGATCAAAGGCAATGCCCATCTTGACCGCATCAGTCGCAAAGGCCTTCAGCTCTTCCCGAGGGATCGATGCTTGGCCACCGGCCGCAACAATCTGCGCGATGCCCTCGGCGCTCATCGGCAGCGCTTCGGACAGATCCAGCACATCTTGGCTCATCTGTTTGAACTGGGCCGGCGTTTCGAAGTTGACCACCTTCTTCACGTCGGCCATGGCCGATTCAAACTTGATCGCCTCATTCACCCCGGCAACGAACGGGGCGGCCAGCGCACCGCCCTGGACCACATCGGCAAAGCCAATATTGCCCAGGCCGGTTTTATCCAGCTGCTTACGAAAGCCGGCGACGTTCTTGCGAATGCCGGCGAGCGTAGGCGATAGCTTGTCAACGCCAGTAATCAGCGCCTTTAGCTCAAACTTATCTGCCATGACTACCCCGTCGCGCCGGCCGCACTAATGCGCTGTGCGTGCTGCAAAGATTCTTGCAGCACATCAAGCGGGCGATTCATCATTTGTTCAGGGTCGACCTTCCAGAACCAGGCCAGGTCGTAAACGATTTCCACAACCTGATTTAGCTCGGTGCCGTCACCGGCGCGGCCTGTGAAGCCGGCGTCAAGAAAAAACCCGCCACCGCCCAGGCCAGGCCGTTCAAGTCGTTCAGGTCCAACTGATTGACCGAGGATTGAGGGATAGCGCCGCAAATCGCGATGTACTTGGCGGCGACGTCCAGATCGAGCGAGACTGCTTCGTCTTTGCCGATCACGTACGGCAGCGCCTTGATGCCTCGGCACTCGGGGACGGTCGGCCGGCGCAGGGTAATGCGGGTGACTTCTTCGCCATGCGCCTGAACAGGCTGGCTAAGTACATGCTCAATCATTGCCAAACTCCTTTGGTGCCATTCCATTCAAAATCGATCGTGCCTTCATCGCCTTTGGTGGACGGCTCGCCGACGACATACGCGCCCGACAGGACATACACCCGACCATTGCCAAACTCGACGGTGATGGTCGAATCGGTGGCGGCCATCAGTTGCTTGATAGGCAAGTCAGGATCATCCACGGCGGTTAACTTGACGTACGCCGGCAGGTCTTCTTCTTTGAAAAAACCCGGAGCCACGGTTTCGCGCTTCTTGTCACTCAGTGGGCATTCAACGCCCCCTGTTACCGTGACCTGGCCACCGTCGACCTTGGCGTAAACGGTGCCAGCTACTTTTCTGCCCATTGCGTTCTCCCACAAAAAAGCCCGCACACGGCGGGCCTTGGACGGTCGTTAAATTCAGACGGCGTATTGCAGCCGGAACTGGTATTGCAGCGCGAAGATGCGCAACTGATTGACCAGATCCGGCGGGTACAACACGTTCAGGCGGTTGGGGTTGGTACTCGACCGCTCCACGATCAGGTTTTCGGCGAAGGCGTCGGCATTTTCGACAATGCCCAGGCGCTCCAGGGCGTAATAGGTGGCGATCATTTCGCCGCGAATCACGTTCGGCGTGACGATGGCCTGGCCCGAGCCGAAGCGCGTGCCGTCGTTAGCCAGCTTGTGCCGGCCGTATTTGCTGGTGATCACCGATTTCAGGTAGGTGATCACATAGGCCGACTGGTGAAGCGTTTCGCTGTCCAGATACGAATCGTCTGGCTGATTGAACGCGTTCAACTGGTAAGTGGTGATACCGCGTTCGATACGCACCGCGCCGCCGCCGTAATAGGCGGTGGCTACACCATGGGTCAGCAGCGACTGACGTTCGGTCAGGGTGAAGCGATCGCCCGCCGGGGCCGGGGTGATGCCGGTCAGCTCGCCGGTTTGCGTTGGCCGGGCCGGATCGGCCGAGATAAACACCGCCGTTCGCGCAGCAAAGGCCGCCGCCACGCGCCAGAACGGATCGGGACAACCCACCTCGAAGCCATGCACCAGGGCATGCTGATCGTTACGCGTCACGCCGAAGGCCACCAACTGCCCGAGCGTTCCACGCTTCGCGGCGTACACATGGCCATACAGTTGCTTTTCCCAGCTCCAGCGACCGCTGGTGTCATCCATGAAACCTTTCCAGGCATCCAGTGACGTGGCGTCCGTCCAAGGCGAGCAGATGAACTCGAAAGGCTCATCACCGAGGCTGGCCAGCGCCTCGGCCACGTCGGGCGAGCCCGCGCCGGTCGCCATGGCCGACAGCGCGACCACCAGGCCGGCCGGTGTCGCTTCGCCGTTGTTGCGGCCCAGGCGATTCAACTGCAAGGCAATGTCGTTGCCGCTGTCGCCCGACCACTTGCACGTCAGCGTCACCACGCCGGCCACGGCAGCGGCTGTGACCGACAGGCCCGCCGCATTGACGGCCGCTGCCAAGGCCGTAGCCACCACGGCCGGGGCCGCACCAGACGCCACCACCGCCCGCACACGGGCACCGGCAATGTACAGATTGAGCATGCCGGCCTCAGTGGCCGCGCCGGTAATGGTGACGGTGCCGGACGCTTTGACGCCCTCCCCCTTGATCGGCAAGCACCAGATTTCGCCCGCCGGGTCGCTACGGCGCCAGGTTTCGTACATCTGCGCCAGCATTGAGCCCACGCCGCCAATGCTCTTGGCCAGACTCAGGCTCGACACCAGGGTCAGTTGGCCAATCTCTGAGGCGGTCGCGTCATCGTTGACCTGACCCACGATCAGGCGTGGCATGGTGGACATGCCACTGTTAGCCTGGCTGTTATCCACCTCGGCATAAAACAGCGGTACCCGAATATCACTCGGGATATTGTTCATGCTGACAGTCATTAGGGTTTGCTCCCTTTCGCAGCCTTTGGTTCGACCATGTCCGGCGCCGGCTCTTCTGGCGGCTCGGCCTTGATCACGTCTTCATCTTTCAACCGACGCTGCCAATAGGCAGTGTTCAGAACTGAACGCCCGGCGGCCGGCAACAGCTCGCCGCCGTTCTCCGGGTCAGGCACGGCCCGGCCTTCCGCCGGCTTTACATAGAGTCGCGTCACTGGGGTAGATCCTCGCGCGTGTGAAATTCGATACGGCCGTCAGGGCCGCCATGGGAGTCGATAAGGTCGTAATTGATGTCCAGCCCTTCCAGCACGGGCAAGCCGTCCAATACGCGTTCCTGCCAGGTTTCCGCCGGCTCCGTCTTGGTGTTGCGACCTAGTTGAAACTCGGTGAAGAAGCGGAACCG